GACTGTGCAGCAGATCTCTGTGCAAGACCAGAAGCCAAGTTAAGACCTAAAGAAGCTGCAAACAAAGCAGATTGCGTACCTGCTGCTAATCCTCCTATAGCTGGAAATGCTCCAACGCACATTTAGGCAATCCTCAGAAATTCGTAGAATGGTTTACTTTCTTTTCCATATTCAGCGTGGTAATTAATAAAAGTAAAACCTAAAGACTTTAACCACTTTATAGCAGATAGATTCTCTGCATATACTATATTGTATAGCAGATTATAACTTTTCAACAGGCTGTCTACCCATTTCCTTCCTTCTCTTATCAGTTGTATTTTATATTTTTTATTATTAAATAATTCATTTGTACCGACCATCCATATACAACCATCATTTATCACACCACAAAGACCTATTGGTTGATCATCATCACCAGCAATAGCTAAGTTAGTTTTACCATTCAGATAAGTTATCCTGACTGCTTCTTCTGGTTGTAATCCTGTCTGATAGTAGGCTTCAATCTTATCCATAACTCTTAAGTTATTACATACATAATTAAGGTCTTGTAGGTTTGCTTTTCTTAAATGCCCCATCTATACCCTTCTACTTCTCATATGAAATCTTGCCTCATATTCAGCACTGTTTAATTTTGTTGGTAGAAAAGTATTATTCTTAATATCAATTTCAACTCTATCTGCTCTGCTCATTATTGGTACTTTAAATGTTCCTGTTTCAAGATTTACTGAACCTATCGTACTGGAAGCAGCACCTAGTAAATTACCTGTAAATTTATGAGTGGATGTATCTCTATTTTCTGGTGTCACTTCTACTTTGAAGAATCCTGTATTTTCAAACTTGATGTAGAAATGATGCAGTTGTAAACGACCACTGATAAATTCACCACCTGCACTACCACCTGGTACTTGTTCTGTTAATCGTTGAGCAGAAAATCTATAGTGCATTTCATAAGGTTCACCAATAATAACCTTTGATAATCTGTAATCACCTGTAGCTGTAATAGTTAAAGTAGATCCATCAGTATTAGTTGTAGTAGTACTAATAACTTGCCCAGCACTTAGAGTCTTGGTACTTGTATTAGGTGCAGAGATAAATGTACTGGTTTCACCTGATGCTAGATGTCTACCAACCACAGCCATCTGTGCATAGGTTCTATAGGGTAAAGTCCATGTAGTTGTATTTGTACTGGCTACATAAGCTACAGATACACCAGTAGAAGCTTCTGTTAATTTATGATCTAGATGAAATTCAAAGTCTGCATTAATCTCTGTAAAGTTAGATTCAAATGGTAGCTTTTCTATAGAGGTAACATTATTACTATTTCTGACCACCATAAATAAATCAGTATCAATAAAATCTACATTTAGTATTGTCTTACTGCTATTTAAAATAAAAGTAGACCAAGCATTTAATATCTTCTGTCCTCTATCTCCATACAGCCATCTGTTGATATAAAGTTTATTTGGATTATCACTACCGATAAGAACTAAGACGTCCTCATTAGTGGAGACTGCCATCTTAAATATATTTGCTGGGATGTATTTAGGAACATGAATAGTAATATCTGCTGCTTCTTTTATAGTTAGATCTTCCATTGCTATATATTCTCTGACACCAGCAAATAAACCTTTTTTAATAAGAAAATAAATACTTCTACCACTGGATACAGGGACACTATTAGTATCGTTTTCAAACTCAGTTGCCACGTTTACGTTTGCTGTTTTAGGTGTCAAAGCATCAGAAGAAGAAGACAATACAAACTGTGTCTGATCAGAAAACAATATAAGTTCCTGACCCATTGTTTTAGCATGCTTCAGTATTGAAACCTTTGTATGAGAAGCTGCTACATCTATAGGATCAGAATCAATTACAGATAAGACTGTTTCTGGAAAGAAGTTAAAAAACTCTGAAACCCTTGATAACACTACATTGTCATCAGATAAGAAACCTAATCTGTTTCTAAAGAAAAATACGTTATTAATCTTATTACCAACAAAACTAGGGTTGGGTGCTGTTTCTAAATCACCAACAGTACGTTCTCCCCACTTAGGTAAGACAAAAGCAGGGGCTACAGTACAGCTACCACTCAATGTGGCAGATGAGTTAGCCGTATAAGTAAATGTATTCGTAGTGGCAGATGTAACAGTGTAGAAGCCATCTGTTGCCCCACCTGATGTTATATCTACAAAGACCCGATCACCACTACCAAAACCATGATTATTTAAAGTTACCGTAACTGTAGTTGTTGATTGAGCATAGGTAGCAGCCGTAGCTGTTGAAGTGTAATTTTCACCATCTACCCTTGCAAATATAAAATTATTATCTGGCTTTCTGATCAGGACATGGGGCATGGTGTCATAATCAAACTTAAATTCAATACCAGGTTGCAGTGTTTCTTCCCATTGCCCTTCTTCAAAAGTACCTGCATTATTAGTGACAAACTTAACGAAGTAATTATCAAAATTTGTATTATCATCACCTTTTACTTCTACTACATAACCATTAGGTGAAACTGTAGGCAGATCAGAAAACCTTTGTACTGAATCTTTGATTAATGTTATCTGTGTATTACCTTGAGTGTCATTACTATCAATACTAAAAGAACCACCATCATCTTTTCTTATCCATAAGACAGGACCATTCTGACTAATAGTAAAACCAGATAAAGCAGAACCTGATGTAGGTGACTCACCATTAGCAGCCAATAACTTATTTTTTATCTTTGTTGCTACAGTTGTTGTACTTAAAGGATTATCGCTACTTGTATCATGCGTAGCTGTGGTGCTATTAACAGTGACTGTATAACTGGTTTTATCTGATACCTGATTAAAAAATACTACTGCCTGATTTTCTAGCTGAACCATAGTACCACCAAGAAAATCTAAGTTATATGAACTTAACAGAGTATTCATTCTTACTGTCTTTGATGTATTAACAACAAAGGTAAAGTCAGCAATAGTTACAGTTTTAATTTCACTTCTTGGATTTGTTGTCGCTAGATATGTTGTTCCATCAGGTGTACTTACAGTTCGTTCTGTACCATCTATGTCATAAACTTTTACTGCACCATTAGTAAATACTGAAACATATCTTTCTGTTGTGTCTCTATTTATCGTATGAATATGAACATTACTATCAGTAGGAAAGCTAGAAAGAGTAGCTAAATATTGTGTTCCACTACGCTTCTGTAAACCCTGCACAGGACTGCTATCAGCATTGTCCTGTATGTCAGCATGGTCTGGTTGTTTTGTAGAGTCAGAAGCTTGTGAAACTCCTCTGAGCAATGTAGGGATTGCTCTGGATATAACTGCCATAGTTACCTGATTAATGCGTTTGCAGGGCTGTATGTATCAAACACACTTGTTAATGATGGATCTCCTCTTAATAAATTATGATCTCCATTCTCCAAGTCTGTTTCCATCAGTATAGCTCTAGCTCTTACTTCATCCTGTTGGCTGAAAGATCTTAACCCCTCATCTCCTACCAACCTATCAACAAATACTCTGGCAGCTTTAATAGTTATATATCTTCTGGCAGGTTCTGGTATCTCATCAAAATCTCTCAGGAATACAACAGTGCTTTTAAGATCTGCCTCAAATTCAAAGGTATGATTTTTTCTATCGTAAAACTTAAGACCTCTTTGTATTGCATCAACATCAGGATGATGATGAATATTAGGATCTGCACTAATGACATTAGCTGCAAGATTAATATTGTTACTGGAATCTCTGGTCAGAACAACATCAATCTCTGTATTGAAAGACCAACCTTCTGATTGAACTTCTTTGTTGATTTCTGACAAGGTATTCTGTGCCAGTTTTGCATCAACAGGTAAAGTACCTGTCAACGTATTTATGGGAGCTTCCCCAATAGAAGCCAACATAATGTTAATAGCTTCTAGTTCAGTGCTTGCAGCTACAGTCATGATTAGTATTTAATTTTAAGTGAATCTCTACCACCCATTTTCTTCTTCTTTTTCTTCTTCATCTTTCCGTAAGCCATAGTGTCCTCCTTATTTAGATTTTTTAATTTTTAAAACATTTCTATATGTTCTG